TGTAACTGTCATCTGCATCGCCCTCCTTTCTTTCGTCTGGAGGGTTTGCCCCTCCGAATGAAAAAGAGGGTAAAGCCGCCTTTTGGCTCCGTGGTCTCCCACATACCAACCATATCATATCCTGTATTCGATTGCAATAACTGTCTTCGGCATTTCCCAAGCTTTCTAATTCCCAAATTCACTAAACACAGGAATAAATCGATTTGTAAATTACTACGTAACCATTGACGATGATTATCAATTTGTACAGATCACCGCCAGAAAGAGTTCTAACCTTTTGATCCTGCAGGGGGCAGGGCAATTAAAAGATTTATCATCTTGGATAGTCAATGGATATAACAGTAATTTCGACAAAAAGTCCTATAGTGGAGTACTGGGTACAATTAATGCCGCCGGAAACTATTTAAAACTGCCAGAGGCTACTATCAGCGGGAAAAGTATTAATGGTGCAGTCATGATGCCCAACTGGCTGATCCATTTTCCTGGATCATCGACAGAATCAAAAATTACGACAAACTCTCAGCTTTATATGGCATATGCTAATGGCAGGTATTATATCTGCTGGGTGGCGTATGAGTTTACAGTACCAAACAATAGTGAGTTTACGCTAAATGCAGTCATACCTATCAGTGTAATTAATTAAGCGGATATAAAAAAGAGAAGTCAATATTGTTGGCATTGGCTTTAGCCGTCCATATCGCGATAGTACTGGCCGACTCGACATACACCGCAAGCGTTCCGCGCATTTTGGAAAAAAACTACTCCCAAAATTGTGGCGCTAAACTTCCGTCATTACCCAAGTAGACGTATCCCGATACATTTTACCACGCTGCATCCTGTATAAATATATTCCTTTTTCACTATAGCTAGCTATAACAATTACACCGTATTGTGCATTTCCAATACTGGAAATGAAATCATAATTTGCACCCTTGACGAATTTGCCGATAACCGTTTGCCCAATATATGGCAACAAGCGCGTGTAAATATCTTTGGCGACTGCATCTAAATCCGTAGCAGTATGATCATATAGTCCCATATCACAAAATTGCACCCGCGAAAACAAACCTGTGTTTAGTTCATCAATCTGATCCTGCACCGCCGATGTTACTCCGCTCAGATACCCCAGTTCCGTGGCTGTAACGCTAGATACTCCAACCTTTCCTGATGCATTAGATATCAGAGCCCTGCTCTTTGTCAGATTACTACCAAGCAGTGTACTGGCCGCGCCGGATGCCAGATCCGCAAACCACTTCATGATCTTTCCCATAGATACAGATAATTTTTCCTTGGACGCCAAATTTGCCCGCACCGTTGCTTGGTCGAAAGTAGCAGTAACATTACTTGCATCCCCGGTAGTCTCCAGCTTCCCTTCCCACGAATTTCGCTCAGTATTTGTAATATGCGCCATGGTATCTTTTACATGGCTGTCAAATTCTGCGGCATTGGCTTTTTTGCCGATTGCAGCATCCAACGCGTCCATAACCGTCTTATGTGCGGCAATCGCGTCCTCTACTTCCTTGAGAGTATCCATGGCGGAGTCCGCGCCGTTGATCAGCTCGGAAATCTTCTGTCGCGTGTAGGCAGTCAGCTGCTGGTACAGGTCATCCAGTGCCTCCTGTTGGGCTGTAGATACAGGTTTGTCCATATCTGCAGTGTTATCTACTTTTTCAAGTTTTAACTGTTTTACAGTTATCTGATGTGGGTTATTCTTATCTTTAAGGTGCCCTATCAACTCTCTTACAGCTTTCTTGGACTTGCCAAGGATTTCCCAAATATCTTCGTCTTCATCCGGTACCGCAAGTTCCGCCGCTTCTGTATATTCAGGCGTCACCACTTTTTCCAGGTCAGCAGCAAGCGCATACAGAGTACTTTCGATTTTGACATTAACTGTAATCTCTGAAGAAATCAGCAGTACAAACCGCATCCTTTTCTGCTTGACGATTGTATCTGATTCAGGATCAATATATTCTGCATCTTCCCGGGAATTATCATAGTAACATAAAGCACCATTTGCCATAATTCCGATTTCCCTCAGGTAAAACGCCTTGGGAACATCAACACTGTTGAAATCACACTCCAGCAGCACCTCATCGTCTGTTCTCGATATCCGGGTGATCGGGATTTCCATTACTTTGTTCACAAGGCTGCTGATTGCTGTATATGTCCCATTATATCTGCCTTCCCCCAGCACGACATGAGTAAGTTCAAATTTTGTACCCATCTCTGCTCTTATCAATTCATTCCTGCCTGCATTGGTCAGGATCAATCCTCCAAAACTCATATGACCACCTGCCTTAACATCAATATTTCATCATCCTGCCAGATTACTCTGTGACGATTTACCGCGCTCAGAAGCTTTTCATATGTGATCTCATATGCCAGATGAGCCGGAAGCCATTTATTCAAAAACTCTGTTACAGGATTGGACTCAGCACCCGACAAATCACCTTTGTTTATCACTACTTCCACCAAAAGGCTGTCTTTTCTGGCTGTCACTTCAACAGTTCCTCCGGTGATGCTCTGGATACGATCTTCCAGCCATGCTTCATTAACCAGCTCTTCATGCAGATATTCCGCTCTCTGATACATCTCGCTGATCATACCTTCCAGCTCTGTCAAAATAATGTCTTCCACTTCCAGCAATTCCTGCATCTGACGCATCCTGCGTACTCTTGCAGGCAGCATTTGTTCACTGTTCAACATCGATCTGTGGCACCTCCAGCGCAAAATATTTGTTATATTCCACAGTAATTGATTCCTTGGCACCGTTTACTGTCAGACTTTCAATCTCCTTCACACCCTCTGTGGCATTGATGATCTTGCTGACAGTAAAATAATTCAGTTCTGCAGTTCCCGCCTGGAACGCAATCTGAGCAAAATAATCAGTAAGTGCCCTTTTTATATTGTTGAGAACCGTTTCTGCTGTATAACCTGCTTCCTTGCGTATTATCCCGGCCACCACGACCGGGACGCTTTCTGCTGCAGAGACCACCGGATCCGCACCAACAGGGCGCATGCTGTCAATATACTCCTGCACGATCCTGATCTCATCTGCCGTTGGCCGCCTTACCTCAACAGAAATTATTGCAACCGATACAAAACCTGTGCCATCACGGGGAGCATTGACTTTCGCATTGCCCACAATTTTGCTCCCGGATGCGTTGACGGCTTCTTTTGCCCACCTTACATAGTGCTTTTCATTTCCACTGGTTCCCATATCATCTTCTTTTTCAGCCAGATCAGACATCAATGGTACGATTCGCATGGCGTTAAACCGCGCAAGCTCTTCAGCTACCGCCTGCAGGTTGTCCATTGTAAAGCTTCCCTCTATTCTGGTATCCTCATTCTTCAGACTTGCTTTCATTCTGGCCAGGATTCCTTCCGCGCTGAAGTCCATCAGATTCTCACCTCCATCACTGGCACCGGGATTGTATCAGTTCCATAAGTACTGGTACATTCAAAAGTAACCATAATCCCTGTAGCATAACGTTCAAACTCAAAATTATCCAAGCGTTTTATGTATGGATTTACCATCAGGGCCTCCACAATAAAACGCTCCAGCTCCAGCTTCAGGATCTCCCCGTCCATTGCATGTCCGATCAGCTGGTCCTGCCATTCAGCCCCAAAAGCATGAGAATATGCTGTATAATGAAATCGTTCGGTTGTCAGTGCCTTCAGGATCCAGATTCTCAGTGCCTCATTCCCTTCCACCATATAGGTGTACCCATGCTCATCCAACTTCAATTCATTTTTTTTAAAATCATAAGCATATTCCTTTAATAAAGGAAGCGTTTCAGCATTTTTTTCTTCCGATCCGGAACCGCTATAGTCAATAAAAGGAAATACACTCATACTCTGACCGCCTTCCCTGCAATATAAAAAGAAGATCCCACCATACAGACAATAACAGTATCGCGTTTCTTTAATGCATATCTTTCATGAAATTCCTTCAAAAAACGGTATGTTTCCGGAATTTCAGAAGGTTCCCGAAATATCTCCCCAATTTTTTCCCCAGTATCGGATGCTTCCAGCGTCAGTGCCGGATTAATGTAAATATTTTTAGAAATGGATTTGCCATACATCTGGATAGTAAGCGGTTCTATCGATGTAATTGCTGCCAGGTAAATACCATCTACGCCCCCGGATTCAGAATTTCCTCTTCCTTTTCGGATCGCCTCTACCATGTCCACAATATTTCTGTTCGTTGCCATCCGGCCGCCTCCTAACTGTTCTCTATCTCCTTCTCGTCCATCAGATTTTCAAACGCCAGTGTCAGATCCATTTGTGCCTTTCCAGCCGAAAAAGTGTGATTGTCACTCTCAATGTAAAACTGTCCATACAGTCCGGTATCTGTCTCCTGGACAATAATGGAATACCCGGATACTGCCCGAAAATCATTCGGTATACCTGATACACTGGCAGACCCTTTTGTTGTCACCAGCATCTTCTGTGCGTCTGCTGCAGCATCTTCTCCATCATTCTGCTTCAGAGTCCTCTGTACCAATCCATACTTTTGGATGGATGCCGTATCCTCCACAATTTTAACCACGTTATTGCTTTTGTCCGTAATTAAAATCCTGTTAACAAGGTTTTGAAGAGTACTTTTATAAGTCGCTTCGATCAGGTTATAGTCTCCTGTCATCACAGCTCCGCAAAGCTTCCCTTTCTCCACCACACTCACTTTATTGATATTTGCCATTAAAGGGATATACTTGCTGCCATTCTTTTTGGATGCTGCCGTGTACGCCATCATTATGGCTTCATATGCCTTTTTTCCAAAGCATGGCACAGACACATGGATGCCCGTGACAGCCATTTCTCCTGCATCGATTCCCAGTTCCCGGCAGATTTCCGGTACAATTGTCTCCGGAGTCCCGTCAAACAGCTGGTTTATATCCGAGTTATTGATATAAAACATCAGATCATAGGCCAGGTAAGATTCCACCCTGGAAGCCGCCGCTTTATCAATATCAAAGATAATGCCCCCAAAAATATCTTTCCCGGCATCATCCTGCAGGATGACTTCATCTCCTTCGTTGATAATTACAGCCGGGAAATTTTTGTCCTGCTTATTCTTTGCTACTGTAAACTTAAGTGTCCGGGCTACCTGCTTGGTATCTCCTGCCCATGTAATGGTTTCGATCAGTTCACTGAGATCTTTTCCTCCAGTAATCAGTTTCATACTTCTCACCACCTTATCCCGGGATTACGTATACATCACCCGGATAAATCCAGTGTCCATTGCCGGAACTGGACCTGCCGTGCTTTTTTGCACTGGATTCTATTATCCCACTGTTAGCTCCATAAATTTTTGTATACTGTGCTCCGGCTCCGTAACTTTGCTTCGAAATTCCCCACAGTGTATCCCCGCTCACAACTGTATGTGTACCGCCGGATGTCTGTACCGCCGGTCTTTCCAGCAGACCATTGGACCGCACTTTCGTGGCAGTCTGCACAGAGGGTACATTCAGCGTTCTATACTCCGAAAGTGAGATGGTATAATAAATATCATTGTCTCCTTCCTTCATGGAATAATTAAACTCATCGATCAGCATTGCAAGGTTAATCTTCAGATCCGTAATAATCACCCTGATGACTGCCCCGCCGGTCATCCATTCTTCCAGCAGGGCAGCATACTTGCCCGGAGCCCTGGTTGCATATTTATAAAACGGGGATTTCTCCGAAGGGAAGAAGCTGCTGAATTTCGTATGCTTCAGCCCTCGATTTCCCTTCAGATTCGCCTCCCCGGCCGTCAGGAGAGTAATCGTCTGATTCAATTGCTTTTCTGTAAATTCGACTACCGCCGGATTCACAGGCAGTAATATAGCATCATTCCGGTTATTCGCACTCAGTTCAATTGTTCTGCTTTTCACCCGGCCACCCCCTAACCCATGTTTACAACAACTTCCAGTACTTTCTTTGCCACCTGGTCCGCAACCTCGTCAATGTCTTCTTCTTTTCTGACTTCAATTCTGTCCGCCAGCTTCTGGATGATAACCTGTGCACCACCTCCAAATGGCCTGTGTTTTTCGGGAGCATCAGGATCCGGTTTTTTATCCTTATCCTCACGGATTTTGTCAAGAATCTCCTTCAGGATATCCGTGATGCCCTTTATGTCCGGCTTTTCCGGTTTTTCCCCAGATGCAACGGACTGATTCATATTTGCCATAGCCACTGTGCGTTTTACTATGCCGTTTTTCCCTGGCATGCTGCCGGCCATCATAGCTGCGCTTTCTTTATGAGGCAGGATCCGGCTGCCCTTCGGCAGATCAACCAGTTCAGCGCCTTTTTCTCCAACCCAAGTCAGGCCGCCTTTCCAGTTGTTGCTTCCCTGGGCGTTTTTCCCCACCTCCGTATCCGCATTTCCTCCGCCTTTGATCGCATCAGCCACATTTCCGAACCATCCGGCTATCTTGCTGACAGCTTTTCCGATTCCTTCTACAATCGGCTTTACCACACCCCAGACGGTTTCCACTATTGACTGGATACCAGGAAATACCTTTTCTACCACACCGAACAGGACTTTAAACACATTAATTACAAGATCCATCACTGGAGAAATGACGCTCCAGGCAGTGCTGATTATATCCCCAATCACAGGGGCCGCTGCTCCGATCACTTCCTGGATAAAGCCCATCCTCTCGCCGACAAATCCGATCACGCTTCCAACCTTATCTCCGATCTCGGAAAAAATCGTCCTGAAAACCGGAGCCAGTTCGGAAACCACTGTCCCGATTCCGGATACCAGGCCTGCTATCACAGGAGCTGCCTGTGCAATGATATTGCCGATCGTGGTGACCACCGTCTCGATAACCGGAAGGATCACCGGCAACATTGTCTGCACAGAAGAAATGACACTCATTAAGGCCGGAAGACAGGCGGCGGCTACCGTCTGAATTGTTGATACCATACTGCTGGCAAAAGCAGTCAGCTGCGGAATCATTGGTGCAAAGCCGCCGGCAAACGTTCCGATTACAGATGCCACGTTTCGTGCTCCAGAAATAAACTTCGGAAATGCTGCCGTTGCCGTGTCAAATCCTTTTCCAATAATTGGAGCAAGAGAAGGAAAAGCCTCCATCAGCCCATCCTTCAGGCTTTTTATAATAACAGGAGCTTCCTTCCTGATCTTAGGGGCTGCTTTCTTGATTCCGGAACTGACTGCCCCGGGCAATGCCTTGATCACATTTCCGATCATGGGCAATGCATTTTTAAACAGGAATGTAGATGCGGAATCCACTACCTGCTCCATGGATGCCTTTACATCTCCGCCGATTGCCAGATTCCCCATCAGGTTGGAGACGGCAGACTTCATGGCAGCAAAAGATCCGCTGAAAGTCTCACTGGCTTCTTTTGCGGTTGTTCCGGTGATATCCAGGCTTTCCTGGATTACATGGATCGCTTCATATACATCCGCCAGGCTGTTAATATCATACTTCACACCGGATATTTTCTGGGCATCGCGCAATAGCCTCTGCATTTCCTCTTTCGTGCCGCCATAACCCAGTTTCAGGTTATCCAGCATAGTGTAATTCTGCTTTGCAAAGCCTGAATAAGCATTCTGTATGCTTTCCATGCTGGTGCCCATCTTATTGGCATTATCCGCCATGTCTATGATCGCCATATCGGCCAGATCAGCGGCCTTCGTGGTATCTCCCCCAAGGCTCTGCAGGAGACTGGCAAGCCGGTAACGGTTTCCATGTACGCATTAGCCGATAATCCGGCTGTCTGAAACGCTTTATCCGCATTCGCTTTAACCACATCGGAATTATCCTTGAAAAGCGTTTCCACGCCCCCGATGCTCTGCTGCAGATCGGCTCCGTTATTCAATGCCCCGCCAGCTATGGCCGCAAATCCTGCCCCGGCAATCCCCACGGCAATCGTTACACCTTTTGCCATGCCACCAAGCATGTTCTTTATGGATGACAGCCCCGCCGTAGCCCCGTCTTTGATTGCTATGATTGGCCTGACAACCATGCTGCCGACAGATTTCAGCTTTGAACCTATTGTTCCCAGCACTTTGCTGGCGGTATCCTTTGCCCTGATAACAGGGGATGCTATTTTCTTCCCTACTGTCCTGACTGCATTGCTTATCTTCGTAATCTTTGCACTGGCTTCGTCTTTTGTCCTGATGACAGGGGATACTATTTTCTTTCCTACAGACTTAACCGCATTGCTTACCTTCGTAATCTTTGCGCTGGCTTCATCTTTTGCCTTAATGACAGGAGATGCTGCTTCTCTCCCCAATTGCCGCATTTTCCCAAGCAGTCCGTCTGTTTTTGCCATGGAAGATGCTGTATCCACTTTTGCGGTATAGGTTTTGTCCCAGATCTCTTTCAGCCCGCTTTTGGTCTTTGCTGCATCTGTCCGCAAAGCAGCCTGTTCTTTTCGTATATTTTTCAGTACTGCAGTGGCATTATCCCTGATGCTGATACTTCCTACAACGCTCACGTAACCTCCCCCCAGCCTTCCATGTCTTTCTTCCGTTCCTCCAGGGCTTCCAGCATAGATGCAATATAAAAACACCTTTTTTCCACGCCAAGTCCAAGCAGGTATTCCAGACTAAAGCCGCGCTGAATGTAGTAATGCAGGAAATACATATCGGCATCCTGAGTTATCAGTTTTTTAATTCACTGACCACCGTTACTTTCCGATCCCCGGTCACACCGGAAATCTTCATAACTTCCATGGCAATCTGGGAAATCTCACTCATCTCAAAGATGTCAACTACCTCTGTGTACTCCCTGATTTCTTTCTGATCCTTCAGCTCAACAGCCAGCTGCTTTAAATCAGGCTCCACCACAGCCAGATACACTGCATACTTGTCCGCCGCATTCGGATCATTTTCATCTTCGATTTCAGTACACTCCACAATCTCCGGATACAGCAGGCTCTGAATTTTGATATTCTCATCCAGGCTAGGGATATGCAGCGTCTCATACTTTCTGGTTTTTCTTTCCTGCAGGCGTTTCACTGCTTTCGCCGCAAAACTCTGAAATACTTTATCTTTTTCTTTACTGTCCATACCTTGCCTCCTATGCAACTGCATCCAGGTTTTGTAAATCTGACGGGGTAAATCCGATCGTAACCTCTTCCTCTATGATTCCGCCCTTCTCCCAGTTAATCACCGGCAGATCATTGTGCCATACATTATCACAGGCCCAGCGCTCCACCTGACTGCCTTCTGCATCCGGATCCTGCAGTTTGGCAATAAGGCTGCATCTGACATCCTGCCCCTTCTGCCATTTCTCCAATATCGCCTTCGCCCTGGTATATACTTTTTTCACCGTATAGGAGCCTTCTCCCTTCAGTCCTGTGATCTTGCTGTCCACATCAAGCCCGATCTGAACATCTTCACGATTGGCTGTAACCTTCATTTCTATTTTTGAAAACTCGAAGATCTTTTCCCCGTCGATCCACAGCTCACCCCATGTTCCGGAAAGCGTCTTGTTTCCTCTGATCTTCATATACCAATTCCTCCATCTCCTACATATTGACACCCATGGTCAGATCTTCCATAGCGTTCACAAACTTGATGTTGCTGGTCAGGAATACTCTGGTTCCGGTGTTAGCTGATGCCACCGCTATATCATCCATCTCGCTGGTATCGATTCCCCGGCCTTCCAGATAAGTCCGCTGTGCTTCCACACCCACACTCACCACGTTGTCATAAGAACTGTCCAGCACATTTCCAAGCAGCTCCCTGTGGTAGGCTCCTATAGCAGCAACCAGCATCTGCTTCCCATCGTAATCATTAATGACCTTACCCACATAATTTTCTTCATATGTATCCCGTATATCGTCCATGTACAGGTCCATACCCTCTACAATCTTGATATACCGGACATCCTCTGTTTTCTCTGCGGTAAAGGTAACCAGACTGTTGATCCCGCGTCCGATCTTATATTTTTTCCCGTCAAAAATCACAATCAGTTCGCCGTCATTAATGTGATCATCCGGATTATTCAGTACATCCGCGCCGGAAATATCCGTCAATTCGTAGTAAGTGCTGCTCCGGGACAGCGGAAGCCCCGCCAGCACACCGGCAATCCTTGCGCAGTATTCAGCGGCCGTATGCTGCTTTCCGGTGATGGTGGAGTGGATATTCTCCGTTGTAAAATTAATGATTCCCTCATGATCCGCCTTATTGTTCGCCAGCACAGCCTTAAATGTTTTCTTGTCATCATCCCGGCACTGCTTGATCCAGGCAGTAACCACAGTGAGATCCTCCTCCTTTACCGCCGGGACGCTCAGATAATTCCACTTCAGATTTTTCAACTTTTTCAGCGCTGCAGTTATATCTGCCGTGTCAGATATCCTTACTGCAATGACTGATGACGGGGCCCCTGCAAAGACCAGTTTTATAAAACCATAATTTTCTTCCGTCCAGTTCTCAAAATCCACCTCATCCACTTTTTTGTATATGCTGAGCTCCTTACCGCCCTCCTTGCTGTCCTGCAGGATGAGTGCGACAATTCCCCGGGCGCTTCTTTCCACAGCGCTGACTCCTTTTCCCCGGAAAACCATCGAGAAATTGGGTAATCCTAAACTCATAACTTATTCCTTTCCTTTTCTACAGCTACATCCAGCTCTCTCATCAGTTCAGACTCTGCTTCCATCGGAAGCGGATGCCGAAACTGTAGCGCAAAGCTGGTATGCAGCACATGATCTGCTACTTTATGACTGGCGGACGGCACTGTGATATGCCTGCCCCCAAATGAAAAAACAGGGCAGAATAATCCGCCCAGTTCACCGGCTTTTACCAGATAGGCAGTGTTGCTTTCATTTTTCTCGTGGTATGCAACATCCACCAGCACTCCCATCTCCACAAAAAATCTGTCTACCGTACTATTACTTAGCATAATATCTATAAAGTAATAAGTCTCTGGCCTTGTGATACCATGCTCATCATCAGTACTATGAATCTGCTCAAAAAAAATGTCCACAGCCGGATCCAGCTTCTTTAAGCGCCGGATCACTTCATCCTTGATCTGCGTCAGCACCTCTTCCATCCTGGCCTCCTATAGCTCATGGTTACTGATAAAGTCATTCATCCATTCCCGAAGATACCCTGGCAGATGTTTTTGCACTTCCTGCAGGGACAGCTCCATCATGTGTGCACCCGGGACAAACCCTCCGCCTCCACGAGTGCGATGCCCATACTCCACCGGCTCCACATAATCCACGTTATTACAGACTT